GTTCAGATAGTAAATTCGCCCAGAAGGCATATGATGCAATCGTTCATATCCTGACTGGCGGATCAGTCGTCGTTCCAGTAGTTACATCACTCACTCCCAACTCTGCCGTACTCGGTTCTCCATCATTCACTCTGCATGTTCGTGGAACTGGATTCAAAGCTGGTTCCATCATCGTATTCGCCGGAGTGGAAGAACCGACCACTCATGTATCTGATACAGAACTAACAACTGGCGTAGATATGTCAGTCTGGTTGGGTCCAGATGTTCTTCCAGTCCTCGTGAAATCACCTGATGGTGTATTGTCAACACCGATGATGTTCACATTCGTCGGGACTGGAACTACTGTACTGTTGGGAGAAAAGAAACTACAGACTCAGACTCCAATCACTCCACTTCCTCCTTCACCCCCACCTACTACTAATGTTCCGCCAGTAATTCCTCCGAAGTCTGAGGAGAAAGAGAAGAAGTAATGCCTATCCAATTACTTCCAATCGGTCCACCAGTCACTCTACTAGCTAATGTGATCTATGCGATGCCGGCAGTCAATGTGACTCTATTTACTGATGCTGCTACGCCAACTATCACTCAATCAACTACATCAACATTCGCAGCTAATTCAGCAGTTACACTGACTGGTGGACAAGCGAGATTATCAGGTGGATTCATTCGCGCGACTGCGGATACAGTCATTACACTCAAGAGGGACTGATGACTTCAAGGATGATCGTATTGATTGGACTGATCGGATTAGTAAGTGCGTGTGACAAGACCATCAATAACTATCCCACTGCACCATCACAACTCCCATCAACTAATCCGCCTAATCCTCAAGTCATTACATCCAAAATAGAATTCAGAGTGACTGGAAATGCGAATTCAGTTCGTGTCAAATATTTCACTCCACTAGACGGACTGATTCAAGCAGTAACAACACTTCCATTCACTACATCATTCACTACAGTTCAGGATGAACTATTCCTTTCATTGGATGTAACTCCTATCTCTTACTCAGCGAGTGTGACGTTTCCATTCCTGAGCGCGCAGATTTTCGTGAATGGGAATTTGTTTCGTGAAGTAACATCCACTGACATATTCCTTAACACGCTCTCTATATCAGGCAACTGGAGGAGATGATGGGAATCTTTGGTAAGATCGGTGGAGCACTCAAGGCACCACTCAGACCACTCAATCGTGCTGCTCAACCAATCAATCGTTCAGTCCCAGGATTGGGTAGAGTAGCTCAGAATGTTGGTAATGCAATCGGTGGAATGAGTGGAAAGGGAATGATGGGATCTAAAGTAGGATTAGGCCCATCACCTAATGTCATGCCTCAGATGACTCCTCCTCCTGCTCTCAACACATCAATGCCTCCACCACCTGCCGACAATCAGCAGGACATCTCACAAATCTATTCACCTCAAGTAATGCCACAGACTGATGAGGCTCCAATTCCACCTCCGGGTCCAGCAGTAGTTCCTCAAGTGAATCAACCAATGAGGAGTGGATTCGGACGTATTGCTCAGAATGTTAGACAGGCTCAACAGAATCGCGGATTGGGACCACGATTCAGAATGTAACTGAAGTGATCGAATTAACTGATAGAAATAAGCCAGTCTTTTCATCGAATGAATGGCGACCTGAGCCTAAACAGGAACTATTTCTATCTATTCCCACTACAATAAAGGAAGCATTCTATGGCGGAGGTGCAGGATCAGGTAAATCCGATGTACTCCTTCTATATGGAATTGTCCATCGATGGCATGAACATCCAAAGTTCAAACAAGTTTTCATGCGCCGCACTTACCCGGAACTACGTAATGAAATCATTCCACGATCTCGTGAACTCTATAGAAAATTCGGAGCAACTCTCAACAAAACTGAGATGTGCTGGACCTTTCCGCGTTCAGATCAATATGGTGGTACAGGCGGTGCCAATGAAGGTGCCATGATCTTCCTTGGTCATTGCGAGAATGAGGATGATGTCCATCAATACGATACAATGCAGATTTGTCTCTATACCCCCGACGAACTTACCTCCATTACTGAATGGATCTACACCTACATTACTTTCCAACGTAATCGCGCTCCCAAAGATTCAGGTCTACCCAGTATCACACGCGCCGCAGGGATGCCAGGTGGTATTGGTCATACATGGACTTACAAACGATTCATAAAGCCTTACCCAAAGGGTGGGAAAATCCTCATCGGGAAGGGCGGAAATAAGCGAATCTACATCCATTCAACTCTCGAAGATAATAAGCACATCGACCCGACATACAAACAGTCACTCCAAGGAATAACAATTGAGGCCGAACGTAAAGCTAAATTGTTGGGTGATTGGGATGCGTATCAGGGTCAAGTATTCGATGAGTTCCGTGACAGGAAGTTTGAGGACGAACCAGCTAACGCATTGCATGTGATTCCAGAATTTGATATCCCCGCATGGTGGCCGCGAATCGTGGTCGGTGACTGGGGATTCCGTGCAATGACATGGATTGGCTATGGCGCAATCAGTCCGTCGAAGCGTGTGTACATCTATCGTGAGCAATATTGGGTTAAAACTAAAATCGCTGAATGGGCACCACACGTCAAACTCTACATCGACAAAGAGAATCCGCGACTCATTCGATTCTGTAAGTCAGCAGGTCAAGATAGAGGACAGGAACATACGATTCAACAACAGATTGAGGACGAACTAGGATATTCAGTCGAACTCTCCAACAATACACCAGGTTCAAGAGTAGCAGGGAAACAACTAATTCATGAATATCTTCGGTGGCAACCGAAAATGATTAATCCACAAGAACAGCAGCCATACAATGATGAGTATGCTCTGTGGATTATGCGGAATCGAGGAATGAATGAGTATAAAAGTTACCTCGCCTCATTCGATCCGCAGGTTCCTGAGACCAATATCCCGAAACTCCAGATTTTCGCAGGTGCGTGTCCGGTTCTTGTCGAAGCAATTAAGGCATGTAGTTACGATAAGCCTAAAGGAAATAAACCGGCGGAGGATATTGCCGAGTTTGATGGTGATGATCCTATCGATGGGCTTCGTTACTTAGTGGATGCATGTGAAGGATTCTTCGATGAAGCTAATGAAGAATTCAAACGTGTCCAAAAGCAGGAACAACTAGTCAATCAACTGAATCATTCACAAGATTGGACGGCATTCTATCGAAATATGCGAAAGATTGAATCAGAATCAGACGAATCAGTCAAACCCGTGTCGAGATACCGACATTAAGCTACAGAAGGTGACAAATGATCGATAAGCCGTACGCATATCACAAGCCAAGCACGCATGGAATGGAAGCAATTACTCGACTGAGAGAAATGTTCAGTCAAGTAGAAAGAACTATCAAGGAAGTATGTCCTGAATCTCGTCAGAGATCAGTGGCAATCACAAACAATGAACAGACTGCGATGTGGGCGATCAAATCAGTCGTGTTCAATGATCCAGGTTCGGAAGTAGAGTCATGATTCACTGGCTCCAACACTTGTTTAGAATCGAGCCATGTATGAATTTCACTGAATGGCGTGGTGAGGAACTTTGGCATTACGTTATTTGTGTGAAATGTGGCAAACGAGTTATAGAGTTTAAGGCATGATTTCAGAACTACTGAGGAAATGGTTCGGGCTTGATCCTATCCATTGTGATTCGTGTGAGGTTCTGCGCGAACAGCTCTCCCATAGCGAGCAAGAACGCCGTGAGCTACTCCATAAGTTGCTGGAAAAGGATAAGCCCGAATCAGTTCCTCAGACGGTACAAGAGGAATTCAAACCAATCACTCCACAATTTACACCGTGGCGTGTTAGACAGCAGATGTTAGAGAACGAAGATAAGCGCGCAGCCCAACTAATGCGTGATAGGAAGAAAGAGATCGACGAACTAGAGAAGGAAATGGGAATCGCTCACGAACCTGATCGCGGAACATCAGGCGGAATAGCAGCCGAGGTGAAGTAACATGCCATACACAGAAGTAATGCACAAATTCAAACATGGCAATCTTCACAGTGGTTCAAAAAAAGGGCCTGTTGTGAAGAATCGTAAGCAGGCCATCGCAATCATGTTATCCGAGAAACGATCTGGCGTGGGACTTGGACCTTCTGAAAAAGTTCTCAAAAGGAAGAAGTGATGTCACTCCTAACCATCGTTCTGACTCTAGTCGTGGTCGGTATCTTATTGTGGTTGATGAATACTTACGGTAAGAATTTCATCGACCCGAAGATACTGAACATCATCAATATAGTCGTTGTGATCCTTGTGATCCTCTGGCTATTGAAAGTATTAGGTGTGTGGGCATACATAGCTGGCGTAAAGGTGTAGCATGGGCTTCAAATCAGTAATGAAGAAGGTCGGTAAAGTAGCCCTAAAAGTTGCACCCTACGCGGCAATGGCTATTCCTGGTGTCGGTATTCCACTAGGCATGGCTATCAGTGGCGCGGCTAATGCTGCATCGAAGAAATTAGAAGGTGGTAGTTGGAAAGATGCGCTAATCAGTGGCGGTATTGGCGCGGGAACTGCTGCTGTAGGTGGTGGCGCACTCAAAGGAATCGGTCCATCATCAGGTGTACTCAAGAAACTAGGTGCTGGAGCATTAGGTAAGGCTACTGGTACTGGAGCTACTGGTAA